TACCACTATTTACTAGACAGACCGCAGAGAATCATGCTAAGACATTAAGAGAGATGTCACCAGCATCACCAATATTTGTAATTAACAAAGCATCGGAGTAATAACATGGCACTAGATACACGCATGGTAAGCATGGTTCTTGCAGAGAACACTAACAACTTTATGACAGTCAAGTTCCTGACTAAGACAGGCGAGGAGCGTACATACAATGGTCGTCTTAACGTCAAGAAGTACCTTGTAGGTGGCGAACGTGGTCGTAAGGCAGCTAACGTACTGGCAGCACACAACCTGATCCCTATGCTAGTCGGTAAGGATGGCGATAAGCCTAGCTTCAAGAGCTTCTGTCTTGACCGTGTACTAGCTATCAAGGCTGGTGGTCGTCACATCTATGCAATGGGAGCGGAGATAGCATGATACATGATTACTGGGAAGACGATTGCCCACCTGATGTAGCAAAAGAGATCAACGAGTGGTTAGAGGAGGATGACACATGATGACCCCAAGCATAGTATGCCTAGCAGCAGCAATATTCTTTGAGGCCAGAGACCAGCCAATAGAGGGTCAACTGGCCGTAGCAAATGTCGTGATGAACAGGGTAGAATCACCCCGATGGCCCGACGAAATTTGTGCTGTGGTCTTCCAGCCTAGCCAGTTCTCGTTCACCCACGATGGAAAGTCTGACAACTATCGTAAGTACACCAGCAATGTAGGCGACAGACAAGCTATTGGTATTGCAGAAGAAATAGCTAAATCAGTCATAAAAGGTGGTAGGCTAGGCTTGACAAGTACCCACTATCACGCTACCTATGTGTCACCATACTGGCGAAAACAGTACCACTTAGATGGTCGCATAGGTGACCACGTATTTTACACAGCACCCGCAGGGAGATAAGACTATGACACGAGAACTAGAACGGCACTTAATGGAGATGGGCGTTATCGCCAGTACAACCTTAGAGGAGCTAGAAAGTCACAAGGCTATCATAGACCCCACAATGGTTAAGGGTTACTTCAATGACCCCAGAGACGCAAACGGTGAGGTTCCATTCTAATGAATACAGTATGGATGTTGATATGGTTCGCTGTGATACCAGAGGTTGCAGTTAAGTACCATCACTTAGATACGTTTGATAACGAGACACTGTGCAAGGCTGAGTTGAAGTTAGCATCTGTCATGGTTAACAACGCAAGAGAAACAATAGAGTGTATTGGAGTTACAATAGAATGATTACAGCAACCTACTATCACCACATGGGTGATGACATCACGACTGTTAACGCTGCGCGGGTATCCTTCGCCAAACAGTCTAAGCTAGTCTGTACGGACCTAATACAAGGCACCTACGACTTAGACAAGCGTGATAAGAAACTAATCAGCTACCTAGCCAAGCACAAACACCTGTCGCCATTCAATCACGCATCAGTTACATTCGTATGCAAGGCTCCTATCTTTGTCGCTAGACAACTCCAGAAACACGAGTACATGCCTTGGAACGAAGTATCTAGGAGATACGTGTCTGACAATATTGAGTTCTATGAACCTGAGGTATGGCGCGGTAAGTCTGCTGATAAAAAACAAGGTAGTGAGGGTGTAGTAGAGAATGTACTTACTCAAATCTACACTGGTGAATACTATGGAGAGTACGATTTCATAGATTACAAATACGTTGCAGAGACGATGTACACAGAGCTTCTAATGCAAGGGGTGTGTGAAGAACAGGCACGTATGGTACTGCCTCAGAACACCATGACAGAGTGGTATTGGACTGGGACACTTGGGGCCATAGCAAAGATGTGTAACCTACGCTGTAAGCCTGACACACAGTATGAGACACGATTGATTGCAGATCAGATTAGTGACAAGATGCAACATCTGTTTCCAGTATCATGGGAGGCATTGATGAATGAGTAAAACAGGCACAATGAAAGTCACAGCCATGACTGAACATGAGGATGGCAGTGCTACCTGCACCTTCGATCTAGATGATAAGACAACAGCGTTAGCCCAAGAGTTAGGGCTAAAGTTACTAATATACTGTGGTGCCACAGGAACAAACTTAGATTATGTGTTCAAAGATATATTAGGGGAGATACATGATTAAGCTAACAACAGATGAGATCGTGACAATGTGTGAGAAACTGGCGAGTAAGTACCGCCAGCATCACATGCGAGATGACCTGATAGCTGAAGGGGTGCTGGCTGTTTATGATCGGTTGGATACCACCCCTGATGATTACCCTGCTAGTCTATACCGCAGGGCTAACAAGGCTATGTATGATTACATTAACGTCAAGACCAAGGCTGTCACTATCCCTACGTCTAGGGCAGCTACAGAGGTTGCACTGGGTAATGAGTACACAGGTCAGAACTACTCCGACGAAGGTAAGAAGGCTTTACGTCAGGCTCTGTCGTCAACTACAGTACAGTTTGATGAGGAGTTTATGCTTGCGGTTGAAGACTGTACCAAAGACTACGAGCAGAAAGACTATCTGAAGAAAGGCTTTGATAAGTTAACAGAAAGGGAAATTGTGATTATTAAAATGAGATACTTTGACGACATGACGCAAGAGGATGTAGCTGTACATCAGGGTGTTACTCAGCAATCTATTGCGCTGTGGGAGGAGACAGCTTTGAGTAAAATGGATAAGTTGTAACAATTCGTTACTTGTGGGTATTGGGTTTGGGTCTATATAGTAAGATGTACCTTGTAAGGTTTCTTACACAAGTTATAACTTAAGTTATCTTAAGTGTTAACAACAACAAGTAATAACTAAAGGATAAGATTATGGATGATGATGAGTGGTTGGCAAGTGTGTCTACAGATAAACCAGAGTGGCAGTACCATGAGTTTTGTCTGTGGTTGCCACATAAGCCTGAGACAGTAGAAGATATTTCCAATGACATGGCAGCTAATGGCTTCAGACTGGATCGTGCGATTACTACACACGAGGGTAAAATCCTTGATGGTCGTCACCGATACGAGGCTGCGCTACAAGCTGGTGTTGACCCAGTGTTTGTAGAGTTTCAAGGCACTAAAGAGGAAGCCATTGCTTATGTAACATCTGAGAATGTTGCACGGCGTCACCTTAACAATCAAGAGAAAGAGTATTTCTACGTACAACGTGCTGAGGCTCTTGGTGTTCGTGGTCAGGGGAAATCTTGGCATAGTGGGACACAAGATGATAACATGACAAATGACATATTAACCCCATCCAGAGAAGTACACGCAGATGCAATTGGGGTAACCCCTAGAACAGTTGCCAGATGGGAGAAAGACCGCAAGGAGATCAAGGCTGACCCAGAACTAGCAGCAAAAGCTACAACGCCCGAAGGCTACAAAGAGGCTAAGGCTGAAGTAAAGAAGCGCAGGAATGTTGTCGTACCAGACTATCGTGTGGACGATGCTATGGGAGCCATCAAGGGAATTGCAGAGTTGTTTAACAAACGCTTTGTAGGAACAAAAGAGGAGGCAGCAAGTGTATTAGTATCAGAGCTTATAAAGGGATGTGAGACCGACGACATAGGTTTAAGCATAGCCAGAGACTACGTGAAGTGGTTTATGTCGCTAAAAGAAGTTATGGACATAGCTGAACCCACACTATCACGTTTTCTAAACGAACAACCAAACCTTAAAATAGTATAGGATACCCGAACATGACAAAAGCAACAAACGCAGCTAAACTATATGACCAGTCTAAGCAATTCTGTATGGACCTTGGTTTAATTCCAGACTTTGACAGTGCAAGCCGTCTACTACGATCTGGTGTATCCTCTGTAAGAGGCAACCTAAACTACCGTACCCGTAAAGATATTGTAGACATTGCAAAGAAGCCCTACACTAACGAGTTTGGTAAACAGGAAGCCTTTGGGTCTATCTGTGATAGAGACCTTGAGTACGCAGAGAAGTTTGTAGAGGCAACCATGAGCCGCTTCCAAGGTGGTGTAAAGAATATGACCGAGGCCAGTATGTACATAATTCGTTGTCAACGTGCAGAGATCAACAAACTCAAAGACTAAACAAAGGAGAGCCACATGGCTGAACATGCCCACCAAGAGTGTCCCTATGAAACGTGTGGCTCTTCTGACGCCTTTAGTTATAATGACGAAGGATACGGAAAGTGCCATGCTTGCAACCAAGGATACCCCTCCAGCAGAAAGACCTTCGACTGGGCGGATGAGAAATACCCGACAAAAGGAGATAACAAGATGGCATTTACACCTAAAGCTGTTGTGTCGTTCCATGAGGACACCCCCAGCGATGGAAAATATGAGACTATTCGTGGTATCCAGAGCCGCACAATGGAAGACTACGGTGTTCTAACCTACGGTGATCGTCAAGAGTACGTGTACCCCAGCGGGGGAATTAAGGTACGCAACCTAAAAGACAAAGGGTTCTACGCTAAGTCAGGGTTCAAGGGTGATGAACTGTTCGGTATGAACCTGTTTACTGCTGGTAGCTCTAAGATGGTTACGATCACAGAGGGTGAACTAGACGCTCTCTCAGTGTCTCAGATACTCAAGGGCAGCTACACTAACCCTGTGGTCTCCCTTCCCTCTGCTACGCCCTCTAAGAAGCTGTGGGAGAACTGTAAGGAGTGGTTAGATAGCTTCCAGAAGATCGTGCTGTCAGTGGACACTGATGACGCTGGTAATGCCCTTGCTGATAAGATTGCTAAGTTGTTCCCTAACAAGGTCTACCGTGTAAACCACCACCCATACAAAGACGCTAATGACTTTCTAAAGGCTGGCAAGGGAGCAGAGTTTAAGAGTGCATGGTGGGCAGCAAGTAAGTACACACCTGAGAACGTGATGAACACCACAGAGGACTTCCTGTCGCTGTATCAGGATGCACCAGAGCATGAGTATGTTCCTACAGGTATCCAAGCACTAGACGATAAGATACTAGGTCTGATGCAGGGTCACTTCACGGTTATCAAAGCACCGACAGGCATTGGTAAGACTGAGGTCATGCGTTACCTTGAATACAACATGATTACTCGTGGTGTACCAATAGCTGCAATGCACGTAGAGGAAACCAAGCTACGGTCTCTGTTAGGTCTTGTGTCTTACGAATGTAATGACAACCTGACACGAAGGGACTTGATTGAGGAGAAGGGAGCTAACGCTCAGGTAATTGCTGCAATCCAGAAGCTAACCAAAGATGAGTTGTACTATCAATTCTTCATGGGTGACGGACAGGGTGCAGAAGAGCTATGCGATCAGATCAGATACTTCAGTCAAGCCTGTGGGGTTAAGTTCGTATTCTTTGAGCCTATCCAAGATGTAGTGGTAGGATCATCTGAGGAAGGCAAAGAGACAATGCTTGCTGATCTAGCCATCAGACTGTCTAAGCTGGCAGCAGAGCTTAACGTGGGTATCGTTACTATCGCCCACACTAATGACAATGGAGACCCAAAGTATTGCAAGATGATTGGACAACGAGCTTCTGTCGTTATTGACTTGTCACGGGAGAAAGAAGCAGATAGCTTAGAGGAACGAAACACGACTCACATCCGCGTTGAGAAGAACCGACCATGCTCAGAAGAGGGCAATGCAGGTACAATGCGGTTTAACTTAGATACATTCACTTTAAGGGAAGTATAAATGACAACAGTATTCGACATTGAAACAGACGGTCTTTTAGATGAGATGACCAAAATTCATGTCATGTCTTGGTCTAACGACATGGGTGAAGTTAAGCATACCCATGACTATGATGAGATGCGTTATGTGTTACTCAACACTGGTACTCTGGTGGGACACAACATTATCCGCTTCGACATACCCGCCGTGGAAAAGTTACTTGGTATCAAAGTAAAGGCACGTCTGATCGACACGCTGGCACTTAGTTGGTACATCAACCACGGACGTATGAAGCATGGCCTTGAGGGCTACGGAGAGGAGTACGGGGTTCCTAAGCCAGTGATTAAGGACTGGAACACCCTGACGCCTCAAGAGTACGCTCACAGGTGTAATGAGGACGTTAAGATCAACAACCGTCTCTGGCGTGACCTATCGCTTAAACTAGGTAAACTGTACAAGGACACACCAGAAGACAAAGAACGTCTGATTGATTACCTGTCGTTCAAGCTAGACTGCGCCAGAGAACAGGAAGACCTACGGTGGAAATTAGACGTACCAAAGGCGCAAGCATCCTACGACGAAATTAGCCGTCTCAAAGAAGAGAAGGTTGAGCAACTGGCAGAGGCTATGCCTAAGCGTACCCTTGAGCGTATGGCTAACAGGCCAAAGGTTATGCACAAGAAAGACGGAGAGCTATCCTCACACGGTGAGAAGTGGGTGGCTCTCTGCAAGGAGTATAAGCAGTCTGTGACTACGATAGGCTTTAAGGTAAAGACAGGTGAGGAACGGGGAAACCCTAACTCTAACGATCAGGTTAAGGAATGGCTACGGTCTCTAGGTTGGGAGCCACGTACATTTAAATTCGTAAGGGATAAGAGTAATGGAGAAACAAGACAGATTGAGCAAGTACGCAAAGGCTCTGACTTATGTAGTAGCGTTCGGGAACTTTCTGCTGTTGATCCTTCTGTTGACTTGCTTGATGGCCTTACTGTTCTTACTCACCGCGCAGGGATACTGAAGAGCTTCTTAGAAGGTCACACAGATGGCTACCTACAGGCTGGTGTCGCTGGACTTACGAATACGTTCCGCTTCAAGCACTTTAAGCCACTGGTTAACCTACCCAGCGTAGATAAGCCTTATGGTGATGTGATCCGAGGGTGCCTGATTGCACCAGAAGGTTACGTGCTATGTGGTGCTGACATGACATCACTAGAGGATACGACCAAGCGTCACTACATGAAGCCCCTCGACCCTGACTATGTACAGGAGATGAGCCGTGAAGGATTTGACCCACACTTAGACTTAGCACTACACGCTGGTCTTATTAAGCAGAGTGACATCGACATGCACAACTCAGGTGAGCGGTCACTCAAGGAGTTGCGTAAGAACTACAAGGTTGTTAACTACAGCGCCACGTATGGCATTGGGGCAGCAGCACTAGCACGAGGTACTGGTATGAGTAAGAAGGCTAGTCAGACCCTCTTAGATGCCTTCTGGTCACGTAACTGGGCCATTGAGAAGGTAGCTAGTGGAGCAAAGACAAAGGAAGTGTTGGAGGGCATGTGGCTTAAGAACCCAGTGTCAGGTTTCTGGCATAGCCTACGCAGTGACAAGGATCGTTTCAGTACGCTCAATCAAAGCACAGGTGTCTTCTGTTTTGATACATGGGTTGCACTGTGTCGTACCAACGGAATTAAGTGTGTCGGGCAGTTTCACGATGAAGTGATTGCCCTAGTAGAGAGAGGTAAAGAAGGACATGTAGAAAAGATCATGCACGATGCAGCTATCAAGTTGAATCAAAAGGTAAAACTAAATGTGCCTCTGGGGACAGATGTACAGTTTGGCAACACCTACGCAGACATCCACTAGGATAAAATAAATATCAAAAGTTGCTTGTGAAAAAGCGATTTGGGTCTATATAGTATATTACCACCCCCGACGAAAAAAGGAAATCAAAATGGGTAAGACAGTTCAAGTAGAGTGCGAGATTGAATGGGCTAAGTTGCGGGAAGAAGACCGTGACATGGGGCCAAACGATGGCTCTGATATGGCAAACACTTTCAACGCAAAGCAAGGCGTGTATGTCGTTAACCTAATGTTGACCGAAGATAGCAAGACTAAGATGATTGCTGACGGTGTTCCTAACAAGGGTTTACAGGCGCAGTTGTTTAAGACCAACAAAGAAGGTCGCATGTTCTACAAAGCGACACGACCACACTTTAATCCTAAGTTCCGCAATCAGGAAACTGGAGAGCAGGGTGTAACAGTAGGGCCACCAGCTATGTTTAAGAAGTCAGGGGATGGTTTCGTCCCTTGGAACTGGGAAGAAGACGGGCTGATCGGTAACGGCTCTAAGGCGATTGTTAAGCTGGACGTGTGGGACGGTAAGATCACCACACTAGAGAAAGTAGCAGTTGTTGACCATGTAGTCTATGAATCAAATACAGATGATCGGAGCGTTTTCTAATGCAAGTAACAATTACATTTACAGCGACTGATGAGGACGATGGGTTTGAGGGTTCTACAATAGTAGTACGTGATAACATTGATGACCTCTACGGTCTGGGTAAAGCCTACGCTGATGCAACACGAGCAGGGGGTTATACATACGTAGAAGATGTTGCCTTTGAGAAGGACGATGGTGCAATGGTGTTTGGCGGCTTTTAATGGCTAAGGTAAAGGTTCTGGTAGATGGAGACATCATAGCATACCGAGCAGCCTTTGCCACTCAAGACGATCTCCCCAAGGATGCGGAAGAGAAGGTAGAGAACCTTCTGGACTTCATTCTTGAGGAGACGTTAGACTTTCATACACCAGACCAATACGAGGTGTACTTAACTGGGTCTAACAACTTTCGTTTTGAGATAGCAAAGTCACACCCCTACAAGGGAAACAGAAAGGCAGCAGACAAGCCAAAGCACTTAAAACATGTACGAGAGTATCTGATTAAGAAGTTTGGTGCCATAGTTAGTGAAGGAGAAGAAGCTGATGACCTCATAGCAATAGAAGCCACAAGGTGTGGTCCAAATACTATTGTCGCCTCAATCGACAAAGACATGTTGCAGATACCCTGTCGTCACTACAACTTCAATAAGAAAGAGTGGACAACTGTTAATGACTGGGATGGAGCTAAGTTCTTCTACACTCAGATACTGACAGGGGATGCAGCAGACAACATTAAAGGGTTGTATGGTATTGGCCCCAAGAAAGCAGCTAAGTTGCTTGAGGGCATTACATCAGAGGAAGGACTTTGGGAAGCCTGTGTGAAAGCCTATGAAGGTGATACAGACCGTATTATTGAGAACGCTAGGTTACTATGGCTACGGAGGTATGAAGGAGAGTTATGGCAACCACCAGTAAGCGTAGACAACACGCTATAAAGAATGGTTACAGATCAGGGCTTGAGGATGACATCTCTGTTGACTTGAAGGATCGGGGTGTGAGTTTTGAGTATGAGACACTAAAGATTAAGTGGACACTACTTGAGAATAAGACTTACACCCCAGACTTCATTTTACCTAACGGTATCATAATTGAATCAAAGGGGCGGTTTGTAGCTGCTGATCGAAAGAAGCACTTGAAAGTTAAGGAGCAACACCCTAAGTTAGACATACGATTCGTGTTTAGCAACAGTCGTGGCAAATTAAACAAGGGTGCTAAATCAACATATGGTGACTGGTGTGATAAACATGGGTTCATCTATGCAGACAAAAGGATACCAGACGAATGGCTGAAGTAAATAGTTTACTAACACAACTACTTAAGCTCAACAAAGAGCAGCTTGAGGAAATAGGGTTTCATGTAAGTGTGGCCCTGATGGAAATGGAGGCAGTAGATGAGTAAAACAGTAGTAGTCTTTAGCTGCGCTCACGTAGACCCTTCGGTAGACAATGAGCGGTTCAACTGGTTAGGCGAGTTCTTATACGACATCAAGCCTGACTATGTTGTTGACTTGGGGGATGGCGCTGACATGCGGTCTTTAAATACATTTGACACTCGTTCCCCAGAAGCAATCGTTAGCCAGAACTATGAGGCTGACATCAACCACTACAATGATGCACAAGAACGTATCCGATGGAAGTTCAGACATCATAAGCGTAAGCGGCCTAACTACTTTGGATTTGAGGGAAACCATGAGCAACGCATCAAGAAAGCCATCAGAACAGACCCCAGACTGGAGGGAAGCAAGTACGGGATTTCCTTCGGGCATCTTCAAACGAAGCACTGGTTCGATGAATATCACGAGTATGAAAACTCAGCACCAGCGATTGCTGACTACGATGGTGTCTCTTACGCACACTTCTTTAGTAGCGGCAACTTTGGGTCTGCTATGTCTGGTATGCACCATGCTAACGGGCTACTGGCTCATCGTCACCATAGTTCTACTTGCGGCCACAGCCATAAACGTGACATTAAGTTTAAGGATGCTTCGCACCCTAACGGTGTTATCGGACTTGTCGCTGGCTGCTATAAGGGTGCAGCAGAGGGATGGGCGGGACAAGCTAACCGAGAATGGTGGTCTGGAGTAGTAGTGAAGCGTGAGGTAGCTAACGGTATGTATGAACCACAGTTTGTATCTCAGTCCACCCTAAAGGAGATGTATGGGAAAGCGCAGTAACTTTGAAAGAGTTGAACGTGATTACTATCCCACACCAATAGCTGCTGTTGAACCATTGATCCCGCACTTGCCTTACACGTTTGATTACGTAGAGCCTTGTGCGGGTGATGCCCGACTTATACAGCACATAGATGAATTAACTGGAGGGCATGGGGAGTGCTTATATGCTTGC